CATCCTGTTTCATCGCCTCGGCCAGATCCGCAGTCGCAGTCTGGAATTGTGCCAGCGTTTCCTTGGCATAATGCCGCACAAACTCATGTACTTCACGTTGATTCAGGAAGCGAATTTCATGCTTGGTCGGATGGACGTTCACATCAACATTTTCCGGATCAACTTCTAAAAACAGTAAATAAGCCGCATGCTGATGCCCATGCAGGATGCCGTCATAGGCCATCCGTAAGGCATGGGAAATGGTTTTGTCTTTGACAATCCGGCCATTTACATAGACATACTGCAAATCAGCCTGTGCACGTGCATCTGAAGGATGGCCAAGCCAGCCAGACAAACGCATGTTGATACTGTCTGCATCCATCCAGTAGGCATTTTCAGTAAACTGGCGGCCAAGCAATTGCTGTACCCGCTGAAAACGCAAAGCGCCGCTATCCGCCACGGGTAAATTCAGTTTGATGCTTTCATTATGTTCTAGCACAAAACGGATATCAAAATGCGTCAGTGCCATACGGCGCACAATTTCTTCGATATGACCAAATTCAGTGCCCGGTTTTTTCAGGAATTTACGCCGTGCAGGCACATTAAAAAACAAATCCTGAACCCGGATATGCGTCCCTTTTGAGGCCGCAACAGCCTGAATTTCCTGATGATCAAAAGCCGTGCCATTGACTTCGACCTGATAACCGATGCCCTCGTCACTTTGACTGCTGATCATGGTCAGGCGTGAAACTGCTGCTATCGACGCCAGTGCCTCACCACGAAAGCCCAGACTGCTAATCGCATACAGCTCATCGGCGCTCTGGATTTTGCTGGTGGCATGGCGCATCACGGCCAAAGCTAGATCTTCAGGATGAATTCCGCGTCCATTGTCGATGATTTCAATTAAAGTACTGCCGCCCTGTTCGACCCGAATGATCAGTTCTGTCGCCCCCGCATCAATCGAGTTTTCCAGTAACTCCTTGACCACAGAAGCCGGACGTTCAATCACCTCACCTGCGGCAATCTGGTTCGCCAGTGCAGGATTAAGGGTATGAATACGACGTTCGCTTAAATGATCACGCATTGTTCAATTGACTCTCTAATGCTTGTTTTAATGCTGCCGATGAAAAACTTAAACTTGCTGTACGCGTCAGCTCATCTTCAGACTTTTCAATATTAATAATCAGGTCCGCTTGTGGAATTTCATCGCCACCTTTTGAGGGCCATTCAAATAAGAATAGTGCATTCGGTGTTTCTAGATAATCGCGAATACCCATCAGTTCAAGTTCATAAGGATCATTTAAACGGTATAAATCGAAATGAAAGATATCTTTACCGTTAATATTATAGGGTTCAACCAAGGTATAGGTCGGGCTTTTTACTGCCCCCTGATGGCCTAAACTTTGCAAGAAATAGCGTGTTAGTGTAGTTTTCCCTGCACCTAAATCACCAATTAAATAAACCACGCCCGTGTTAAAATGCTGCGCCAAAACCTGTGCTAGATTTTGGGTATCGTCTTCATTGTTCAAGGCTAAATTAAATGAATACTGCATATTACTCACGACATGATTCCAAAGACCAATTATGATAGCATCGCACCGCTTTATTGCCCATGCTCGCACTTGCAAATGTGTAACTTTTCCTACATTTCTCTGTAAATATCATTCATTTTGATGACCGACAGATTGATCCAAGACAATTCTCATGACCAGTACTGAATTTATTCCACCCATGATTGATGGGAAGGTATTTTAATTTATATTAAATATATTCAATAATTTATAGTTATTTTATTTTCTCAAGGTTGCAGAAAAGTTGCAGACAAAAAAATAAAGCCCTCAAAATGAGGGCCATACTTCATTTAATCGTTCGACATCAATTGCGTGGCCATCTGCTTTTTCTGCCATGCCTCGATATTCTGTTGTGCAAGCTTCGAGTAACTCACTGTTGGTAATGGTGTACTCAACGATGGTTTGATGGGAAGCTGTGGACAAACGCTTGTTGGCTTCACTGAGTTGCTTTGACAACCCATTATTAGCCAACTCAGCACTACGAGCGGCAGCATTTGCATCTTGTATTTTTTTAATCGCATTTTGTTCTACCTCAATATATTTATCTGACCAGGCTTTCTCAGCACTGGTTTTTTGTTCCTGTGCTTTTACTATTGAATCCTGATAAGGTTTAATTGCTTTGGCTATGCGTGCATCGCATGCAGTTTCAGCTTCTTTTAGCTTTCCGCTCAAATGATTGGTATATGCAATCTGCCCCACCCATAAAAAGAAAAAGACCGCAATTGCGATCCATGTTTTAAATTTCCAGATTAGTAATGGCATTAGAATTCCTCTACCGGTAACAAATCAACGGTCTGACCAGCCAAGGCATGATGACAATCTGATAAAAATTGAATCTTCCCATCGGTCACGAAAGAATGGCATCGACTTTCAGGATGACTGCCATTCACCAGAAGTGATGGAATGAATGTTGGTTTATCTAAGTTGCCATTAAAATCCCAGCGTATTTTATGTTTTTCAGCAACATGAAATGGATGTAAATTTTTGCAGCCTGGACACTCAATAAAATAAATACCATTGGATTCAAGCAAAACATCGCTAGCTTTATTAAATCCACTCATTAATTAGCCCCTATACATTTTGAATGACGTTCAACTTGTCTTACCCACACGCCATAGCAGTTGTTGGATCGCACAGAACAATCACGTTTAGCTGCATATTTCCATTTCAACAATGAATCACAAGCCTGTTTATATTTGCCCTGCTTTAAATTGCGAAGCATTGAAGATGATGACCAGGCACCAGTGCCAAACTGGTATGTGAAATCCATATACAAATCATATTCAGCTTGGGAAAGTGGGACACCTAAAAGTGATTTGTTGAAAATCTTGGCATCTTTATTGATGTGAAATTTCAAATATTCTGTGGCTTGTTTTTGTGTGATTTTAGGATCGGTCATTTTGACTTTTTGGCCGTTCGGATAAACCGTGGTACCAGTACCAATTGTGGCCACACCAATACTATCTTTGTATGGAACTAAAACCGTGCCTTCTTTACTTTGAGTGTATAAAATGCCGCTTACACTGATTGCTGTAAGCATGGTTACGATAATTTTATTCTTTGACATCACACTTCCCCCTGCGCAACATTAGTTCAAATTCATGTAGTTCCTGAGCACGTTGATCCTCTTTTTTCTTGTAGTGCCAATTAATCAAGAAGCTGAAGATACTGACCAATAAACCCAACAAACCAATTGCCAAGCCAATAATTGTGACCGGATCAAGACCTGTAAATTTCCCAAGAATTGATGCACCTCCACCCACAACACTCGTTTTAACTGCGGAAGATGTAACTACACCCGTTGTTTCTATAATTGCTTGCGCATGATCTGACATGCCGCCCCCTTAAAATTTTGGCAATAAAAAAGCACCCGAAGGTGCTCTTATGTTTGAAACTCTAACTATCCGAAGTTGCCTGTGTAATACGTGCTGAATAATTCCATGAAGTCGGCTTCCACACATCACGCGCAGCAACGCGAACATAATATGTGGTCGTTGATTCCAAGCCAGTAATTGTGCAAGCGTTTTCGGTACCGGTCCATTTTGCAGTAGTTGTATCAGGATCAAAATTCGCATTGGTGCTGACCCACACCTGGCAATCTTTCAGATCCGGTACTTCACTTGGAATCCATGTCACTGTGATCGAATCCACAGTTGCCGATGTATAAACATTCAACAATTGTGGTGGCACTGGATTACTGATATTTAATTCAGCAAAGGTACTAATGTTGCCGCCACTTTTACTGGCCACTCGGACCGTATAAGAACGCTGCACACCATCAATTTTTGCTTCATCCATGCTGTAACTGTAATCCGTGTTCGTGGTATCCACTTCACGAAGTAATACACCGCCTGACATGATCTGGACACGATATCCATTCGCACCTGCTGAACTTTGCCACTGAACCTTAAAGCTTGTCCCTTCAAATGCAGACTGAAGTGATAAACCTTTCACTCCTGCTGAACGCCCACCAGTGATGGTATAACTATATGCAGTCACTTCATCCAATGTTTCTTCTTTTTGCTGCAATCCATTGAAGCTGGTGAACTTCATATAAACTTGCTTGCCCACCAAATTGGGTTTAAAGCCATAGTCGAAAATTGCACGGTCAATACGAACAAATGGTTCACCCGCATTATGTACCTGAGCATCGTCAAAACGACCACGCAGCAAGCCGCTTAATGTATACAGCCCTGATCCATCAAGCGTGGCTTCCTGGTAATTGACAAATTCATCACCGACCTTACACAAGGTCGCATCAACCTGAGCTTCTTCAAGCGTACCACTGAAAATCTGACTTGATGTGTTGAGATGAACCTGCATTGTTGTAGCAGATGCATTAATGCCAGAAACCAAAGTGCCATAACGTGCCGAGCCGTAAATAGTACCGATCATTTCATAAGTAGTATTGTCGAGACTGACCCAAACATTACAGCCACCCCAATTAATGCCACCAGATGCCGCGACCCATATTTGGTTTTTACCATCCGTCAAATCCAAAGGCGGTTCAAAAATTACCGGCGCATTGATATTGCCCGGTTCTTCATTTCCGCCCTGGTATCCATTGGACGATTGCATGTCATATTCAACTGCAGAACGTGAACCCACGGCAAGCTCTTCAGCAGTAATGGTGAGCATCCCATCCTCATCCTCTTCAACACGAGTAATTCGTACCAAAAAACGGTTAAGGCCCAAAGATTCATCTGTGATGGTCACAATGTCCATCGGTTCAAGCCGGCAGTATTTCCAACCCAGCTCAAACTCATATTCATTACGAACATACAACATTCTTTGAAGCAGCAGCTGCACTGCGTGCCGTGCAATTTTGGGTTCACAAAAAAATTCATACTTGACGGGATCTTGCGTCCGCAAACCATACATTTCAATATTTGCCTGGTCTTTGGCTTCAACGGTTTCAGTGTTGTACTGGTTGAAGCGGTTCACGTATTCGATTTGGCAGTGATTGTATGCATCTGTATCACGGCTGCGACGAACGCGAACTGGTTCATCATTACCGATAAAATCATCATCTGTTAAGTGATACACCGGTTCCAAATTTGGCGTAAATGTCACACCATTTCCAGTGACCGCACTATCACCAAACGAACGGATTTTTAAACCGTCTGGACTTGGCACAACAGCACAATTTACTGCCTCAACAATTTCATTGATGATTTCAAATGCTTCACGCTGTTCAGTCATGGCAGGACTAACCAACAAATTAGTGGCTGCACAATATCTACGCAATTCTGATAAATCAGCCATGTCCAAATTTGGCGCAGCACCGTATCGTGGATTGGTAATAAAATCCTGAATTACATCAGCCGGATTTGCATCATGAATCGTATTTGAAAAGGTAATGTCACTAATCACTTCAAAAGTATGATTTGACAAATTAGCACTACCACCTAAATCATAATTTGCGCATGCCACATAGCCTAAAAATGGATAATGCACAGCCTGATCAGGATGCTTGGAGGCTAAATACCCCCATACGGGATTTCGATAGCCGTTAAAAAGCTCAAAACCGATTTGATCTATTGGCTGCAGCTGAATACCAGCTTCAGTCTTAGGCACGATCTGTTCCTTATCGCGCCAGATGATACCAATGTCTTTGATCTTGTTTTCGCATAGACCCAGCATCAATGATGCTGAATAAGTGTAGGTCGTATTATTGGTTTTTACCCCACCACCTTTACCCCCTGATTTGGTCGTTGTCGTATGAGCAGTTGCTTTAAAGTCACCATACCAGAACATGTTTGCAGCAACACGGTTTTTACCATAAACCAAAGGCTGGCAAAGACCATAGGCAGATTGCTGAATACGCATTGAGTTAATACGTTTATCGGAAGTACTGACCGTACCACCACCAAAAACACCACCCATTTTATAGCCCTCTTAAACGATAAAACCCGGCAACTCGCCGGGCTAAACTTCCTTTGGTTCCATCCTGGAGAATGACCCCCTGATGGATATATGAGTGGATAGTCGTTGGCCACTCAACGACAATTGCAGCATGACTGATGCATTTGCCAAAATGATAAAGAACAATGTCACCAGGCTGAGGATCTGTCACTTGAACACAAAATTTCTTGATGTGCTCAAGATAACGTTGACCCATCTGATGCATGTGCCAATCAGGTGGGTACGGTCCTGGATCGTAATGATCAATCAGCCCGACTGCTTCATAAACCTCACAAAGCAATGTTGCACAATCGACACCAACACCTTTAATACGCCCTTGATGGTGATACGGAGTGCCTAGCCAAGTCATAGCTTCAGCAACTGCTTCTATGTTTTTCATATTTTTTCCATTAAAAAACCCCGATCTAATTAAAGAACGGGGTTGGTGATTTGTTTTGTAAGTAAAAAAAATTCCACTTTTACCGTTTAATCTATAGACTGGATGCTATTTTTTTAGAAAAACACAATACAGTATGAGCCGAAAATTTAGATACGATATAAATGGATTAAGAGCCTATGCAGTTGCACTTGTTGTATTATTTCATTTTGGAGTCTTTGGCTTCACTGGCGGTTTTATCGGTGTAGATGTCTTTTTTGTCATTTCAGGTTTTTTAATGACAAGCATCATTGTTAAAGGATTAGAGAATAAGACCTTTAACTTTTTGAAATTCTATATCTCTCGATCAAATCGAATAATTCCAGCCTTATTTGTCCTATGCTCTGTAGTCGGATTGGTTGGATGGTTCACCCTAACACCGCAAGAACTCAAGGACTACGCAAAACACGCCATAACCAGCTTAGGTTTTATTTCAAATATTCAGTACTTTAAAGAAGCCGGTTATTTTGATGCGGCTTCTCATGAAAAATTACTGTTACACACTTGGTCTCTCTCCGTTGAGTGGCAATTCTATATTTTATTGCCGATATTCTTATTCATTATTTATCGCATCAAACAAAGTAAAAATGCCATAAAAATTGCCTTTACTGGATTATTTGCAGCCTCTTTGGTTTTAGCTCTTTATTTAACTCCCAAAATGCCAACTGCATCCTTTTTCCTTT